GTTTGAGTTTCAACCATTCCTTACGAAAATCCTGTATGAAAGTGTTGAGTTCTTTTTCATCACCACTAATAATCAATTTCAACGCATCTCTAATCTTGTCTCGACATACTTGTGGAGTTGATGACTTAACTGCCTCAATCCCCATCATCTTTAGTTTTGGTTCTGCATACTGAACACCTTCAGAGTTATGGACATTCAGAATGTATCGTTTCTTTGCAGTCCAGATTCCTTTGTCTGCAATCACCTCACGAGCCATAATCATCTTCTGATCATATGCATTTGTATAGTCTGCAAGTTCTTGATACTTTTCACCGATAAACTTTTCTATCGTATCATTACAAATAGTATCAAGAAACTTTACAGGGTCTTTCGGTTTCAACTTGTCAATTAATTTTTCAAAGGTAAGATAAACAGAATCCGTATCAGATGCAAGTACATAATCCTCATCTTCAGTCTTTAGTAATTCATTCATGTACTTGTTGAGTGCAATCTCAATCCATCTGATGGAAAGTTGTCCACCATGAGTAACGGCTTCAGCAATACGAATATCAAAGAATCTGAAATACTGATTACCCATTGCATCATATGCAGAGTTCAATGCAATCTTGAGTGCCATCTGTTTGTTCTTATACCTAGAAATTGTTGACAACAACTTTGGGTCTTTTGTGTTCTCAAACTCTTGTTGAGCCTTTAACATTGACTTCTTAACTTCCTTACGTTCATTATACATCTGAGATAGTAACTCTGGTAAGAATCCATATTTGGTAGTGTTGAATATTGCACCATTTGGAGTTACAGTTTCATCTTTACTTAAAAAAGATGTATCAAATTCCTGTGATAACATTTTATCTACAGTAGGCACAGTTCTATGCATCCCCTTGATAGTCTCAGGGGATATATTGTACTGCATGATTAAATGTGGATATAGTGAGTTCAAATCAAAGCTAACAACCCATTTATGTAATCCTACTTGTGGGTCTTTAACATATGCTCCAGCATATCCTTCTGATTTATTACTCCTAACCATTTGTGGGATCTGAATATTTCTATCTCTCAAATAATTGTAAATAATAACATCCCACATTCTTACTGGTGAAAATACATCATTATAATTACACTTTGAACTATAAGCCATAGTGAGAATTAAATTAATAAGCTTCATCTTATCCTCAAGACGATCTACTAACTCCACATCTTTTATGTTGTATTCAATAAATGATTGATAGTCTTTAGTGTACCATTCCCTGTAAGTATCGTATGGGTTTGGATCTTTCTTTGTACCCAACTCAATCATAGAAATGTAATCAAGTGTATATGATTCTTGACTGGTGTATGTAAACTTTCTGTACAGGTCTAGGTAGTCAAGGTTAGCAACACCCCAAATGTTGTATCGTGTAATGTCACGACCAAAGGTAGATGTGTTCTCTGCCGACACAACATTCCACGGAGACATAGCGTGCATCATACTCTCACTGAATAGATTTTTGATACGGTTACACATATACGGAATATCAAAGAAGGTTGTGTTCCAACCTGTGATAACATCCGGTTTGACGTTTGCCATAAACTCGACAAACTTAGTTAGCAATACTCGTTCATCATCACAATAGACATACTCAACATCATCTCTGGTGTTGTTGTAGTCATAGATACCCCACACGATAATCTTCTTCGTGTTGTGGTTCTTTACTGTGACGGCAAGGACTTCTTCTTCTGCCTTTTGAGGATCGGGGAAACCATTTTCACTAGCGACTTCTATATCAATCGTGATAGTTAGAATTTTCTCTTGATCCCATTCAACAAGACCAGGATATGTTTCAGAAAGATAACAATACTGATATCTCTCCATGCCAAAGATGGTGCCTGGTTGGTCTTCGTAATTTTTTAGAAAGTCACGAGCCTCTCTCATACCAGCCAACTGAATAGGTTTCAGCCCATGACCTTCAAGGGTCTTGTATGCTGTCTTTTCCTTTGTTGGGGTAAAGAGAACTGGTTTGTATTTTACAGAACGCTGCACTCTCTTGCCGTCCTCAATAGCACGGACAAGGAGTGTGTTGCCTTTCTGAATTACGTTTGTATAAAAGTTTTCAGTCATACTATATAGTATATCAGAAAACTACTATTCTGTCAATAGTGATTGTGTATCTACTTGAACATCTGGCACAACGATGCCAGACCCAAACGCCTGTCTATAATTATTTACTATGTCTTTCGCTGGTTCTATAATGAAAACAATATGATCTCTAGGGATATCTACCTTTATCTTGGCAGTACCCGCAAAAGGAATCCAAGGAGCGAACCCCATCTGCATACCTTGACCTGATGGACTTCCCATAGGCATAAGTTGTGCTGGGTTTTCTAAACTCACTACATCATCTTTTTCTTCAATCTCTGCTACTATATCTTCACCTGTTTTTGTTCTCAATAATCTAATCATAATATTTCCTATTCAACTTTCTTTTTGTTACCTATGTTATATTTGGTCTCAAGGGCCCAATCATTCTTTTCCCTAAAAGAAAGAACTTTTATCTGTGATAATGGTGCCCTAGGTTCTGCTTGACCAATAATTTTTATTAGTCCCCAATCTTCTAATAGTCCCGCAATAGTATTCCTTCTCTCCACATCATTGATTGATATGTTAGTTGGTTTGCCGTCTAGAGCAAACAACTCTTTGAAGTGTACTATGAAGTAGCGTCCTTGTTTGTGAAGAATGTGGCAAGACTGATAAAGCTTTCGCTCCTTTCTACTTGCAACACCAATTCGTGATAGTGTTTCTCTAACTTTTAGGAAGTCATCGGTCTCCGATAACCCAACCTCTAGCATTAGGTCAGGTGTCCACTCCAATTCTTCCATGTTTACCGCCTCTAGTCAATTTTGTTTTTATTATTTTTATCTGCTCTTCTGTGAGAACTTCTAGAGCTTGTTTGGCTTTCTCATTGCTGTAGCCATAATATTCTTTCACAACATCTAAATTTTTTAGTTTGGAAGCCTTCATCCACTTAGCAAAGCGTTTGCGTTTTCCAATACTATTTAGTAAAAACTCGTATTGGAGGCGGTTGTCCAGAAAGTGTAGACGGTTCATCTCATTGACATAGAACACGGTATCTGGAAAGGGTGCTAGACATTTGTTGACGATGTATGCTGGATACTTTTTCTCCTCATACTCATCAACCATAATGTCTTTCTTATTGAGGTTGATACTATTCAACCAATCTTTTAATTCTGCCATTCTATAATCTCCGGCGGCACACTGCCAACTAACCAATGATCTGGTAGTGGTGCCCAACCTTTTCTCAAATGTCTAATGAAAGCATTGGGGTGTGTCCACACTTGTATGCCTTCGTTCTGTAATCGTAATGATAGATGATGGTCTGATGAGTTACCTCTGGGCCAACAGGAGATAGGATACTTCTCCCACAACTCTTTGGTCATACCAGTCAGTGCAAAGTTGGCATAACTTGTTCTAACTAGTTGAGGTGTTATCTTTCTCATCTGTTCCATAGTTATCCACTTACCATATTCTTCTCTTGCTGGACCCCAACTTGGGTCTTTGCAACCAATTCTGTTTTGATTGACTGTAGATTCCTCACTGAAACTTCCATCATTCTCTATGTGCATATTCATCCAACCAGTGAACACATCACACTTATCACTCTCTGTATAGTATATCACAGTATCGGCTGCTTGTCTAGTGACAATCGCATCATCACCAATAATAATGTAATGGGTGTAGTCGTGTTCCTTTATGTACTTGTTTAGTTGTAATGTCACTTGGGGTTCTGTAAATGCCTTGAAGAACACCATAGGGATATCAAAACTTTTCTTGTAGGACTCCAGAGCAGGTTTGATGTTCCTGGGTTGCATTACGAGTAGACAAGGGTTGAACATTATTTCTTCTCGTTATTGATGTGGTGGGATGTTGCATCAAGCCATCTTAGTTTCTGATGAGCAAACACACCCCGAACAATGTTTCTAGTTAGATAGGTATTATCTCTCAATATTTTTGCTGGATTACCTACCCAAACTTTACCGGGTTCTACTTTTATTTTCTTTG